GGATAAGACTGTTGCAATACTTGTTGAATCTGATCAGCGCCCAAACCGCTCTTAGCCATCTCTGCAGCGTCTTGAGTAATCATGCCAGCTGCGCTATCTGCTGCAGGAGAAGCAATTTCAGAAGCAATTGCGCCGCCAGCCCAAGAAGCTGCTACAGATACACCAGCTGCTAATGCAGCTTGTTCTATGTTACCGCCATGCGCTACGACGTCTGCCGCCGATATCAGCGGCAAAGCCCAGTATTGTTGTGTAGCAATAGCCGCTACTTTTGCAATAGTTCCAATAGGGTCATTGACGGCAGCTTGGCCAATTTTACCAACTTCACGACCAACAGATTCAATGGCGTGTCCTACAGTCTCGACCGCGCTATTAACAATGCCACCAACAGCGTCAATAGCTCCGCCAAAGAACCCACCAACTGCATCCGCCACTCCACCCATTATAGAGCTCCCGGTGTTTGTGGTTTTGCTTTATCTGGAAGGCCGCCTGCTTTAGTATCACCTAAATGCACGGTAACTTTATATTTGCTGCCATCATCTGATTTTTGAACAGCGTATCCCATATTTTTAAATGGTTGATTTCTTCTAACGTATTTAAAAATGTTCAAAAGAGACGCGTCTTCAAATATGGTTACCATATATTTGAAACCCATCATTCCAATAGCTTTTGTAAATACCAAACTATTTTTAAGGTAATTTGGTAATGTATCTGCGTTAATAGCACGGAACAAACCAATTTCTGGTTGCTCTGGCACCTTGTGGATAATAAAAAGGGTATTACCTTCTTGCATCATCAAAGCATGCATATTTGTTACTTCCGACATCAAGCTGGCTTTAATTTGCTCAGGCGTGTACTTGCCGCCCGTCTCCTTGGCAGCAATAGCAACTATCTCGTCTTTTGATAGCTTTTGATGTTTTGAATCTACGAATGATGACATGTAATCCGCTAGGAGTTCTCTATATATAATAATACAAAAAAGGGCACCTCGGCGCCCTAGTTATTTACTTGGACCGTTGATTATTAAGGTAAATTGGTAGGCCCAATCCTGCCAATGCTCAAATAAATCTGGGTCCGGAAGTGGGTATACTTCGAACCTTGGAAGCTGACCTATGTTCTTAGCCATGAGCTTCCAGTCCTGTTCAGAAGTATGAGAAATTGGCTCGGCGCCAAAATACATAATTACGTTACCGTTCCAGTCTTCCCAAGCCATATCATTTGGAATAACTGGAAAGAATATCTGTTCAGCCATTATGGGCGCTCATCACCGTATTCTGCAGTAATTAATAGACGGCCCATTTCATAATTACCATCAATAACGTTAGATGTAAATGTTAACGTAATCTCACGATGCTCTACACGCAAGTCAATCTTACCGGTATCTGGGTCAAAGTAAAATGGTCCAGAGTTTTCTATTGGCCCTCTGGCAAACTTACGCCCATCTACTTCCATAAACATTTGTCCGTTTTGTACAAAGTCTGGCTCTACACGACGCAAGTGCATACGACGATTTGGTCCAGAAGTGGTATCTTGAGAAGGTGTTCCCCCAACCCAACTAATATCACAAGTTGTAAAGCTAGAAGTAATAGCTGTTTCAGTAGACAGAGTTATTTTATTGTATCCATACTCTTGCTGCCAAATTGCGTAGCCGCCTTCGGTATAGTAAACCACGTCACCAACGGAAACACTTGGAAGAAAATTAGTAGTTGCGGTAACCAAAGTTACGCCCGGAGCTGGTATAGAACCGGTTATAATTAATTGGCTGGTGGCTACAGTGTAAACAGGTGTTGCGGGATTGCCAGCGTTTGAAAATGAAAAGCGGTCGCCCGGAGAAAATGATGGTGTTTGATCCCCAGCTAAATAAAACTGATTAGCCGCAGGAGCAGGCTGTCCTGTTGGTGTAGCAATTAAAGTTAATGGATTACTATAGGTAACCTCATATTCCCAACCAGCCCAAATAGGCGATGGAAAAATCTCAGTGGTGTAACCACAAGATCTGCGAGCACCTTCAGCTTCACCAGCGTCATACCAGATCTTATCTTTAACGTTATAAATAATAGCGTCGGTGCACTCTGTTGCAGAGCCACGTGGATAAAAAAACCAGATCTCGTTATAGCGTGGTACTTTAGTAGCCCATACTTTTTGACGTGCTGTAAAGTTAATGTTATCAAATAGCCAGTTTACGTTTTTATCATTAGGCAGAACACTTACCACACCGTTATATTGATAAAAACGGTCAACGCCAAGCCAGTAGTAAACGCCGTCCATCTCAACAAAGCAAGATGAAGACATAGTGGAGATCTGGCTAGAAATAATATCGTAACGCCAATACAGCGGCGCAGATCCAATAAAGGATACGCGAATCAGGGAGTCTGTAGCCCAAAACAATCCGGATGGTGAGTTTGTACCGCCGCGAACTGGAATACCTTTAATGATTTTGGAAGACGACATGTTAATCTGGTTGGCGGTTGCACCGTTCCAGTCTGTTAATGTCTGTGTTCCATAAGTTGTTTCGACGTGGTTGTTTGCGATGTAACCATTGTCGCCGTATACAAAAATGTATGGATATAAAACGCACACGCCGCCGTTAACGCTAATTGGGCGGTATGTCGGTTGCTGGCCTGTGCTATCCGCTAAACCATAAAAATTCCACACGTTACCGCTAGTTGGCACAATGTCACCAACCAATACTTGTGTAGACTCCGCGTTGTCGATGTTTAATAAATTTAAACCGGGGTGTGCTAGTACTTTTAATGCACCACCCGCTGGAGAGTATTGTAAGTCAAACTGCCAAAGATTACGTGGGTCTGCACTAAAATGTTCATTGTATAACCACACGCTTGCGGGAGAACCTGTAATTGTTTCGGTTACGGTTACAATGGTATTTGGTGATGTAAATGTTGAACCAGTTACGTTAAATACTGTAGGCGGATTCGTTTGTGCAAAGATAACTTTAGTGCCAGCTGGAAATACAGACGTGTAGTCTTTAGGTGTAGTTGCGCCACCATAAATAGTAAAAGTATGAGCTGTACTGGATGCTACTGTAAATTTAGAGTATCCGGGCAAAATGTTAGCGGTATATGGTCCCGAACCAACACCAATTGTATTGCCCGTAATAAATACGTCAAGACCGTATTGGTTACCAACAAAAATGTAGTTAACGCCATTGTATGGGCTAACAATCATGCCACGTGGAATACCGTTAAATGTACCAAAAATCTGACGGTACCCACCAATTTTTTTAGGTGTGCCGCGTTGGAAACGGCACCAAGTTCCATCTTGGTATTCTCTTGATTCAAAGTTAGTACCGTCACGTTTAATGCCAGCCTGTATCCCTAAAGTGTAGACTAGGTTGTATTGCTCTTGTGATGTTCCGGAATCTTGTTGTTGAGCCATTAGAATGTCCCGCCTAAAACACCACCTTGTGCAGTAATGGTTTTACTGGTTGATATTGTGGCCGGAGTTGTAATATTTGGAGTACTTGGAACAGAGCCATCTAATGTTAAAATACTGGCGCCGTTTGCAGTCAGTCCTAATACGCCGGTAGAGCTTAAATACATACCTGTAGTAGTATCAGACAGGAATGAGAATGTAGGCAATGACGCAGAACCATCAGCACCATAATAATATGTAGATGAGTTCTGGGAAAGAATAATTAGCTGGTTACCGTCACAGAGCGCCGTGACAATACTTCCGGGAGCTAATGTTAAAGAAGGGGAAGGAGCACCCGATACCGTAAACGTAATGTCATACAGCACGGTAGTTGTATCGTTAACTAAAATGTACAGCGCAGTAGTGGCTGGCAGTATAACATTTAACGGCGTTGTGCGTGTTCCGGATAACGAGACGTATGTCTGAATAATTGGCGCAAAACTGACAAGGCTAAGTGTAGGACCAACAATATTATCAACGTCATATACTGCAGAAGTAAATGTTACGTTGGTTGGTGTTTGCAAACCAATGGTATAAAACGCACCAACAGACTCTTGATAGAAAATAAAGCCAGAGTTGCCGGGGTTTGCAGCAACGTTACTAACACCATTAACAAGCGCACCGCCAAGGGTAGCTAACGCTAATGTGCCGGTTCCGTTATTTCTAAATCCAATCCACCAGCCAGCGGATAATGTTGTTGGATTTGGTAAAGTAAATACGCCGTTACCACCAGTCCAAACATACGTTTTGGCTCGGCTTGCGTCGTTAATAGTGGGGGCTGCGGAAGATACTAATACGTTTTGAGTAACAGCCAGTTTGCCAGAAATAGCGGCAAGACCTGCGCCAGCTAATGAAGCCGCATCAGCTGATGATGTGCCAGTGCCAAAAGTTACGTTTTGCCATACGCCAGCGTCTGTGCTGTTGTCTGACAAGTAAAAGTATTTGGATACGCCGGGAGCGATTGCAACAGAACCAGATCCGCCATACTGTGCTACATAAAAAGTTTGGGATCCAAAGTTGCGAAATAGAATGTCAATACCGTTAGCACCTTGAGATGCGTTTGGTAAAAAGACTGTAAGCCCCGAAGTAGATGGAGTGCAGTCCATAATACGTGAAGCAGGCACTTGTGTACCATTAAGCACAGAAGGCCAATACAACTGAGTATTGGCACTAAAGTTTAGTGCATAATAGGTAACGTCTGTCTGCTGGACAACGTCACCAGTAAATGGCGATACGTAGGTCGGCATTTATTAAGGTTCCTGTACTGTTGTATTGCGGTCAATACGACGTGAGTTGTCTTCTTTCTTAAGGGCGGCGATACAATCAGTGTAGTATTGCTTCCATACAGGCAACTTGTCCAAGGCTTTCAAATAGCCTTGCGCCTGCAATAAAGTTCCAAACAACATCGCCTGTGGGGCAATTTGAGTAAACAAATTTGTTTGATTGGTTGAATCTAGTGGCTGAACCAGACTATAGTAAATAATTTCTACTGGATAGTCTTGGTCTGGCTTTGGTGCAAAGTTCCAATTGTTGTAATCATACTCGGCGTAGAATTGCGGTTGACCGGAAATAGATTCAGAGTTATATTGCGCAATATAATCTTGCGAACGCATGACCACTGGCTTGCCATTAATCTTCATGGAGATGGTTTTTCTCCAGCGAGTAGGCTTAATTAATACTGGATTTGTAGCAGTAAGTGTTGTTTCAACCACAACCAACTGGAGCAGAGTTTTTAACTCAGCAGCAATAGCAGACTCAGCCAAACCAATAAGGGTTGGAATCATCGCCACAAATTCAGCGTCGTTACGCTCCATGTAGTTGATTACATCAGCTACAAGATTGTCATAGGTTTGAACGTATGCTGTGGTCATCGTGTGTAGTAGCTAATATTAGGTTGGAAGTAAATCGGTGACTTATCACGATCTTCATCTTCAAATTGCTGACGTGCATTCATTGCTTGTGTTTCCAAGTACTGGATACGCGCAAGATCAACAGCTGGTAGCTGCATAGCTAATCTGTGTGACAAAGCAGCTTGGAAATAATTAATTGCACGATCTGGCATGTACAGCTCATTAGTCAATGAGCCAACGTCTTGTGGCTGACACTCCAAAATCATGGAGAATGCTTGGAAGTTATTATTAGGAACTGGCCATAGATACATTTCTGGATCAACCTGACGATTGAACCAGTACTGTAATGTGCGTTGGCTTGGGAATTGTTTGTTTGGCAAAGAGAAATAATCTGTACGATTAAGTCTTGCCATCGGGATTACTTGTTGCGATTGTGCAAACTGTAAAGCGCGAAGAGAATAAGTGCTACCAGTACTGCGATTAGATAGACGATAATAGTTAAAACTTTGGGTTGTGTTAATTCCATAGTATTGCCATTGGCGATCTTTTAATGTTACTGTTGGGAATGATTCCCAAGTAGTCCAAGTTACGCCGTCGGTGCTTACTTGAAAATCAAGACTGTAAGTAGCACTGCCAGAAGGAGCATAAGCATTAAAGCCAACATAATATAACCTCGTAGCCTGAGAGTAAGCCGCACCAAAATAGTTTTTAGCTAATGATGTTGTGGCATGTTGATTTAAGTCTGCATTACCGGTCTGGTCAAATAGCGTATAAACAGCTGGGTTATCTGTTGGTAGTGTTGCAGAGAACGTTGGGTTGACAATGTAGATCCA